CATGCAGAGTTTGGAAACAAATTCCCCCATACAACTTCTTACGGGAAGATTGATATTAACAACCTTCCTTGTATAGCTGTATATGGCGTAGATAATGTTGGTAACTGGATTAGAAATAAGGTAGTATGGTATAAAAGCAAGCTATAATTATGTTATAACCTTATATTAATTCTAAGGCGTCTAGGACGCTCTCTATTAAAATATATCCTATATGATATATTTTATTTAGCTAACAATAAAACCCGCAGGAAATTAATCCTAGCGGGTTATTTTTTTTTATGTATTTAGATTATACTCTATAGTATCTACATAAGATTTTATATCACTACAATTTTTGGCAATATCCTTAGCCTTTTTTATTTTGCAATATAATTCTAACGCTGCGAGAGCATTCCAAGCTAGATGAGATAGGTGGAGAAGCAAGCTCTCTGTATCGCATTCCTCTCCAGATTTAAACTTGAAGTAATGGCGTAGCATTGCACTAAGGTATCTCTCTATACCATTATCTACTTCTTGCCATCCTCTATCGGTATACTTCTTTGCTCCGAATGTACCAACCTTACCGACTTCCCATAGAGCGTTAGAAAAGTCTCCAAGCACTAGGTCTAACCTAGGTTTGCCAGTATCTAATTTAACTCCTTTGTCAGTTGTCATAATTTCCTTCCTTTAAATAACTCTAATATCATGGTCTCCATAGGAGAGGGTTTTACCCCTCCCCCTTAGAAGTATCATATTTATTGTTATCAGTTTTACGCAACTGGAACTTGGGTGCCTTCGGGTTATTTATAGTACAAGGAAACATAATATACTTATCTTCTTCTGTAAGTTGAAATGTATAATATATCTTTCCTGTAGCTGATTTATGACCCCATACTGGTAGACAACCGCCTTCATCAAACAATTCTTCTTTGCCTTGTATTGTCATTACTTAATCCTCCTTTTCAATTTGTTAATAAGTTTGTTGACTACACCATTATACTTTGTTATCAATTCATTTAGTTGTGTGCGTAGGTTTTTTAAATAATCTATACCCTTCACCATTGAAGTAATAACTCTCCTAGCTTTATCCACAGATATATCTTTTTCTTTAAGATACTTCTGAGCTTTGTTGTAGTCACTGGCTAGTTTAAATACGCTAAATAAACCCATCAAATCCTCCTTACTGGTTTAACTTATTTAAGAGTTGTAACTCTTTCTTATTTCTACATCTCCAATACATATCACATCCTTCTGATAAGTCTTGTTGTTGTATCATTATATATGATTGGTACTCGTCTGGAAATGCTAAGTATCGGAAACAAGTATTCTTCTTAGCACAATCTCTTCTTTTACACATTGCTATATCTACCATCTTCAAATATCCTTTCTAATTCTTTAGTCCTTCTCTTCTTATCATTTCTATATATAAATCTCTTTATATAGTACCTCTCTTTATCCGAGAATGGGTAGAATAATAACAAGAAGCGTAACCAGTTGATTGCGTTCTTACTATTAATTCCCAGACTCACTATCTTCTATCTCCTTTAAATCTAACTTTTTATCACCGTATAGAGTTATTACCCCATCATTGTAATCTTTTTTACCAAGGATTTTAGCACAATTATACACAGTTTCGAATTGTTCTATACCCAATCCTTTATCTATATACATCTCAGCTATATCATCTATAGTTATACCATCAAGCAGAAGTTTATTAGCCGTCACTTCACCAATCTTTGGTATTCCACTATACCCATCTGTTTTATCACCTATAAGTAGCTGTCTCTTGAAGTTAGCCTCAGCTTGTAAAGGCGTAACATATCGTATAGTATCATGGTAACTATCATATATCTTACCAACGAAAGTACGAAGGTCTTTATCTATAGATATAATAACATTATTCTTATCTTCTTCCATAAGTATACGACAAGTATCATCCGCTTCTAAATGCGGGATATAAGCTACAGGGAATTCTTTAAACGCTAACTCCCTTACCTTCTCCAACATAATTGGTCTAGCTTCTTTCTTTCTGTTTGATTTATAGCTAGGATTAATTATATAACGGAAATTCTTTCCTACCCCTCCAGTAACAAGGATATATTCATCACAGTTTGTCTTACTTGCCAACTCTTGAAATATCTCCCTCATATAATTACGTGCCTTTTTTAAATCATATATCTCGTAATACTTGTCCTCATCAAATTGTACCAGCTCTTTTGTTATAAGAGCCGCTCTATAAAAATAACTATCCGCATCTATTATTGCTCTTGCCATTTATAACCCCCAATATTAATTGTGCGAGAGTAGAACAAGTCCCATTGACTTCTGAGAACCCTCTACACATCTTCTCTATAGTAGCTAGTTTGTCTTCTAATACTTCTTCTTTACTACTAGCAATTACCATCATCTTTTAATGCCTCCAAATCCATTTCAAGTTTGTCAATTAAATAATCTAAAAGTTTAAACCTTTCATCTCTCATAGCCTCCTCGTCGCTATTCATAGCTGGTAGCCATTCTAATAGCTTTCTATAAGAAACCAAACATTCTTGCGTTGCCACAATATCCATCATTCCCATTAGTCTTCCTCCTCTAATAATTCTCTTATCATTTCACATACTTTATTTATTCCTTCATCATTAAAGTCTATCACCTCTATCTCTACGCGAGGGTTTTCTTTATCAACTCCACCTCTCATATATATAACCAAAGGTATATAATCTTTATTATCATCTGGAAGTTTTCCAAGTTCTACGAATGCGTCTTCAAAAAACTTCTCATGGACACAGCATACGTTACCAACGTCGTAATGTCTATTACTATTTGCGTACACTTTGTACACAATCATAATCTTCTCTCTCTTTTTACTCTTAATTATCTGAGGCTTCATCCAATCTTTATATAGTTGCTTAGCATAATTCAATACTCTAAAATGAGTATTACGATATTGATTTAGATTGAGTATAAACTTTTTCCTAAGACTTACCATTAAGCTAAGCGGTGATGCAAATATCATTACATACCTCCATCTTTACAAATTGATATTATTTCACTTGATAATCTAAACACTTCATTGGAAACATTTTTATCCATTAAAATAGCTTCACACTTTTTAACAATTTCTTTTAGTGTACCTCTTAATTCCATATTATTCGTACATGCTCTAGATAATCTCTCTTTAAGAGAATATGGGTCTTCTTTAATATCTACCATAATCTTTATCCTCCTCGTATTTATCACATATCTTCATAGTAATAGCAAGTTGTTCGTAATGTTTCACAAATAAATCTCGTAAATCATTTTGTATATCGCAGTTCCAACACCACTTGCATTGTTCGCATTTATCTATTATGGATACAAGCAAGTTCCCTTCTTGAGCTTCCATTATCTATCCTCCATCTTATTAAGTAACATCTTATAATCTTGGGTGAACTTAGACTTGTCTAAGTACCCATATACCATAATTGTATTATCGTTAAATACTATAGATATTGTCCACATATCAGATGACTCTATTGATGGGATAATCTGGTCGACCAAACCGTAGTCATTAATTGTAATATTCATAAGACCTCCTGCTTAACCCATAGACCTTCTAATATATTTCCAAACATATCTATTATTATTAGTATAACACATCCTATAATAAATGTCAATAGTATATCCAATATGTTTCCTCCTAAACTGGTATTGCTTCCGTAAATCTAACCCTAGATGGTTGCCAACACATCTCCACATTTCTATTATTAACACCACCTCTATTTTTTCTGATAAGGATTTCTCCTTGACCTCTAGACCCTGGATTGTCTGGGTGATACCATTCGTCACGGTATACAAACATAACTACATCAGCGTCTTGTTCTATAGCCCCGCTCTCTCTTAAATCACTCAACATCGGACGCTTATCTTCTCTTGACTCAAGAGCACGCGATAATTGAGATAGCACTATAATAGGCACGTGGTATTTAACGGCTAAGTTCTTCAACTCTCTTGATATCTCAGCTACTTCTACCTCTCTGCTTTGTTTTCCTTTAGATGATGGAGATAATAATTGCAGATAATCTACTATAACTAAATCACAAGAGCCTCTAGTAGATTGTAGATTAATTATAGCAAGTTCTATATCACTAACCTTACAAGGCGTCTTGGTTTCTATAAATAACTTCAAGCTATCAAGATAGTCTTTTTGTTCTTTGACTTCTAATATCTCACTATCAGATATATCACCAGAGTTTACCTTATTGATATCTACACCAGCTCTACTAAACATTAACCGCTGTGCATACTCCTTCTTACTCATCTCTAAAGATATAAACAAAACGTTATGGTCTTGAGCTACATGTTCGGCAATGTTCATAGCGTAAGCTGATTTCCCCATTGAAGGACGACCACCTATAACATATATTTTATCCTTTTGCAATCCGCCAAGAAAATAATTTATAGAGCGGAAGCCACTATCTAGTCCAATACAGCCCCTCTTTCTACTCATATACAAGTCTTCTATTACTTCATCTGCTTCGCTAGATATAGTTTCCACATTCTCTCCCGCAGTAACACCAGATACTATCTGATTAATCTTTCCACAATATTCCATACAGACGTTCTTCACATCCGCAGAATTATCTAGAGAAGTCTTAAAATCTTCAAGTATACGTGCTACATCTCGGTATGTAGTTTGTGCGATAGCCTCCTCAACTATTCGCTTATACAAACCACTAGCTGGCACCTCATAGATTAGGTTGTTGATAACGGCACGACCGCCAACTTCCTTTAGCTTTTTTGTATTAAGCAATCTATTAGATACCGTAACAATATCAACATCTACTCCTAGGTTGTACAAGTCTACTATTGCTTTATATATCTCGTGGTATATACCTTTTGGTATATCCTCTAGTTTTATTTTTGTTGTTATATATGGGAGTTTTTTAGGGTCAACTAAACACAACCCCAATAACTCTTTATAAATGTTATCATCTAATTCCATTATGTTAGGTCCTTAATCCTATAAGAGTTTATTAACTCACAACTATATACGCCAATAATATTTTCAATAGCGTATTCTAAATCTTCGCTATCTGGTATTATATCATCATCTACTTCTACATTAATTAAATAGTACATTATGTATATTCCTCCTGTTCTAATATAGATACTGTATTACAACCCACATATAACTGGTTAACAACTGAGTTTGGAATCTCTATCCTCCGATAGCATACCCTACCAGTAACAATAACATTACAACCTTGATACAATTCGTTGCCAACATAATCAGCTACTGCTCCATAAGCTATACATCTAATGATTACTGCTTGTTGTACATTTGCGTTTCCTTTATAATATAAATTTTTCACATTAAAACTACACATAGAAGTAGCTCTATCTTGCTCATATATTATATCACCAGTTATTTTACCAGTAATAACAACGTGGTTCATTTTAATACACCTTCTATTAATTTGTGGATTTTAAATAACAATGGGTTAATACCGACTGTATTTTCTATTAGATATTTAATCCTCTCTAGTACTCTTTTATATTCTTCTTCCTTGCTCATTTACTTTTTCTCCCATAGTAATTACATTATCTATATAATCTAATGTGCCCTCTATAGCAGTGTATGGCATATCTAATTCTATCCCCTCTCTCAACATCTCTGCAATTCTCATTATAACTTTTTCCATTAGTTAAGTTCCTTTCTTACTAGCAAACCCTACAAAGAGGGCAGACTTCCTCTTTGATTTAAACTTTTAACTTACTCAATGTACGATTATTATTTATGTCTGCGTACTACTATTAAGAGTTTGCCTTATATTATTTATCTCATTTTCTAATTCCTGTATGCGTTGTGCCATTAGTTGTATACGAGTATCAACCATTTTCTTCCTCATTATATTATTACAATGGGTAGCTATTGTTGCCCTAGACGAATATATTTTATCCGCTATCTCTTGCAAGGTATAACCCATCATTAGCAGAGAATATATTTCTTTTTCTTTTGGAGTAAATCCTCTACCCACTCCGTACTTGCGTTTATAGTCTAACCCTTGTTCTTTAAGAAAACCTCTTACTTGATACTCTTTTAGCTCTAAAGCTACTGCTATATTACAAGGGTAGAATTCTAACCTATTAGCTATTATAAACTCTTTATCTTTATCCGTCAGTCTTCTGCTCATTAGCTTTATCCTTCCCTCGCTTAGCTAATACTTCTTTAATGAACTTTCTAGTTAGTGCAAAGTATGGTTTGCCAAATGGTATATACTCATTAATCTTTATAAACTCATCTAACCCAACACAAGCTTCGTTGACTACGTCTATCCCGTATCTATCAATAAGAGATTGGTACTTATCTTTAGGTAGTGAGAATAAGTCAAATGCTAGAGCTGACCCATCTACATTTGGTTCTCCCATAACATACGCTCGTTTCTTTGGGGATATATCATCTAATCTGATTGATACATCATATACCCTAAGTATTAAATCATTTATTAAATAACGTAATGCTTTTAACTCATTCTCTACTGCCATTATAGTACCTCGTTGATAATATTTATAATTTGTGAACACTGCGTACAGTGTGGGGACGCTAGTCCACTTATTTCTTCTAATGCAGAGTATAATTGTTTATACTTTTCATTTAATTCACCCCACGCTTTCTTAAAGTCCTCATTGATATCCTTGTATGCTTGTAGGGCTTTGTTTTCTTGCTCTAATCGTTTGCACTTTTTAAGATAACAATTGTCTATCTCATCACAATATTTATGGTATAAATAGCAACACGGTTTATCGTCTATCCCAAACACATTATAATTCTCTTGGAAATTACAGTTTTCTTTTTCTTTTGTCACTCCATTACCTTCTGCAATGTATTCTTGATTCTTTTGGTTTATATGTTTTATTTCTTCTGTCATTTATTTATCTCCTCTATATCAAATAGTTGTAAGATTTGTTCTGCAATATTAGCTTTACCGTATGCTTCGCTCGCTTCGCAAGCAGTTCTTAAAATTTCTAAATTACTATAATTAAATACCGCTCCTTTACACTTCTCTATCACTTGCTTTGTAACGCAATCGGTACAGTCTATACAACCTCGTACCTTGATGTGATGGCTTGTGCAAAAACCAAATTCATAACAAGGACAATTCTTTACTATATAACTCATTCCAATATCTCCTTTATCTAATACCCGTTGGGCTGGATTTGAACCAGCAAGTACTACTCCATTGCGTAGTTGCTTTACCAATTAAGCTACCAACGGAAAGAAAAGCTAGGGAAAACATAACAAAAACCCTAGCTAGAAAGGTTAACATTATCATTGTAATGCAAAAGGGAAAAAGGTTACTTCAAAATCTCTTGTCCAAATCTCTCTACCAAAAACTTTACTTCGCTATCATTAGCTCTTAATTCTAGTGGGATAGACTTAACATATCGTTTAGCTTTCCACATAGTATCAATAGAACTATTAAACTTTTCTACTTTTTCTATAGGGTGGGAGCGATAATACACTCCTTCTACCCAACCTAACAAAGATTTGTAATGTGATAAATAAGGTTTTACCTTATCACCTTTTTTAATCAACCACTTATCTAATATATCTATACACTCAGTAGTCTTATCTTTACCCCACAACCATATAAGTTTGTTGTATTGGTTTTGAGTTAGGATAACTTTATTAAAAGTTAACCTCCCGTTATCCTCATCTTTTTTGCCAACTATATAGTAGTAAAGTTCTTTACAATCTTCATCAGATAAAGTTTGTATTAACCCTATTAATATATCTTTATTACTTCTTCTCACGTCCTAACCCCCACAATCTTTGTAGTAGGTTTGCCTGTACGCTATCATTATCCACATATCTTATATTATTTATAATAGGTTCTAGGTGACGACGATAAAACTTTCTAAACCCATTATAACTATCGTAATCAAATTGATAATTATACAACTCATTAATACTCATAGAAGGTCTTATCTTTTTTGCTATAATAACTTGAGCAAATTCACCATTAACTAAACTATTAAATGCTTCATCAGTCAATATGTACATACTACATACGCCCTTTCTGTATCATAATACTAGTAGTCCAGTTGCATAAGTTCTCTATTGGTATTGTTAACTTAGCTTCATCGCACATTGCAGATAACCTAACATAAGTAGATATTATATCTGCCATATATTCTTCATCATCAAATTCTTTTTTAACTGGTTGCGGTGCTACATTATTATATTGTGGCTTGGAAGTAGGAACTGGATGGGGTGTATACTGCGTACCACCAGCTACTGGTAAATCTTTATATGGCTTACCACTACAAGCGTTACATAATTTATGACGCCAACCACTAGGGTCTGCTTTACTATAAAACTGACCACCACATTTTTCACAAGTAAATGTAAACATTTATTTATCCTTTCTTTACTTTATAATTAATTCTTCAAAGAATTTCTTTTCTTCAATAGGTAGTTGATGGACAATTGATTTTAATTTAATCAATTTATTTTCCATCCCCAATATTGTTTTCTTTAAACTATATATTTTATCTCTATCCATTACATTACCTCAAGTTCTTCTATTGTATATTCTTGTAGATACTCTAACGGTGGTGGAGTATCTTTTATATCTTTTATTATAACATAACCCAAAACAAATGTCAAGAGGGTTAACCAAAAATATATTATAAATCTATGAAACCATAACATCTTTGGCGTTACGCTTTGCATTTTCCTCATTAATACATCCGATTGTATCTTCGGCTCCGTCATAGTAGCATATCGTTTTCTTATCATCATCTAACCAACCTACATCTATCACCTTTGTGCTTTTACATTTAGGACATTCCTTCTCGTACCATAAGTCCCTAGCAGTAAACACTTTACCACATTCAGTACAATAAAAGGCAAGTTTATAATTATAATAATCATACTCATCATCGTAGTCGTAACGATAGTTGTAAGAACTTTTTGTGTAACCGACGTTGCTTCCTTTTTTCTCGTCGGTTGCTCCGAACTTTTTTGTAGAGGAACTCCCGGTAAGGTAATTAGTAGTATTGGTAATCTTCTTAGTTTCATAAGATGAATTAGAGTACCACACACCATTATCCCATTTACCTTTAGCTTCATTAATTATATACACGTTGCCTTGTGTATCTATTATGCCTAACTTTGAATATCCTATAGCGTCACCAACTAATTGTCTAAACGCTGGGTTCTTCCACATTTTATGAGATATCTTTGATAATACTTTATCTATAAAATCTCTTGTATCTGATTTGTTTTCTTTATCTCCATACCCAGATATAATGCCGTTATGTATTAGAGCCATGCGGCTATTCATTTTGAACGGATGACAGTTTTCTAAACAAACTTCGCCATGAGTTTTAATACGAAAGTGGATTAACATATTGCTAAGATTTTCTACCTTAGAATATTCGCTATAAAAGTCTTCAAAGTTATTTAAAAACTTTTGAATATACACAGTATTATCTTGCACATACGCAAACCCACAACCGTCTGGGTTATTCTCAAAGCAAGTACGTAGTACTTCTTTAGGTATAACCTTATCCTTAGGTTTTACAATTGCTATGCACATTTCTTTTTAGTATCCTTTCTTTGTTGTTTTATTTTATTTATTAATACTACACGTATTGTTTCTTTTAACTTCTCTACCTTATCATATTGACTTCTGCTTGATAACCAACGACCATTAAGTCTAAGCGAATTGTTATTATAATCGCTTATGAATTCTTCTATTGCACTACAGTATTCTCGTAAGTTTCTTACATCACCCATATAAGATAGAAGTTTATAAAACGAAGTCCAATGAAGTCCACGCAGTTTATTCAAATATTCTTGTGTAGATATTATGCGTTGATGGTATGATAACTTCCCTATTTCTTTTTCGTAGGTAGATATCTTGTCTAATATAACTTTATTGTCTGTATTCTTTTTAAGATATAATATAAAATTATTAGTAGATATATCTTTTATACCATTGTTATGGCAGAAGTCTATCATTCTATCTATCAACTCTATATAAGATAATACTTCCGCTGGTCTATTAGTTGTCTTAAATATTCTGAATTCAAATGTAAATTTATTTGAAGTGTTAAGAGCAACGCCATGTCCAGTTGCAAAGTAACGTAGTTGAAGTGTAGTTCCCATTTTAAAATAATGGTCATTTATATCTTCATTTAGTTTTGTTTGTCTTCCAGATAGATAATACATTATCCTTTTCTCATTAATAGTATTAAAGTTGTTTAATAATATATTTAGTTTATATCTATCTATTGCATCAATAGTTTTCTTATTAACGTGGACGTGAAGCCCTGCATTGTCTTTATAATTATGTGAGCCGACATACTTGAATATAGGCTCCATTCTTTTTAAGAATTGTGGTATAACTCGTCTATCCATAGGAGATGTTACCACTTCAACACCACAACATATAGAACTATCAGACTTATTATAGATAAACTTTTCGTTATATAATTCTCCACCTAGTTCGTGAACAGTACTTGGAAATACGTTATTAAATTCCATTTCTATCCCATAGTACCTACAACCAGTATCTTTGCCGTCGAGTTTACTATTAAAGTTTTTAAAGTACGGTCTTGGTTTAGTTCCGTAAGAGTTTATATCACGCTGATATACTTTCTCTTCACATTCGTTGCATATTCTATGACCATCTTCTGATATGAAGTGATTGCCACACACGCTACATTGAACATAATGTAGAGAACGGTAACAATCCATACATATTCTACCGTCACGAGTTGTTATACCGTCGTATTCTTGCAAACGTCTTCCACAATGATTACAAGTTGGCATAATGTTTTTTCCTTTCTCATTTAAATAAAGAGGGGGATAACCCCCTCAAGATTAATCAATAGTTGCTTCGCTATATTCAAATACATCAAAGCCTTTATCTAACTTAGCCTTAATTGCATCCTTCAAAGTAGCATAAGAGTTGTGAGCTTTTGCTATTGATTTTGTAGGATTAAGTCTAACCCAGATGTAGTTTCCAGCAGTATCACGAGCAATAATAAAATCGCCCTTGTT